GGAACGGTTGCTTATTCGTGGCGGTAATTCTGGTAATGGCGGTAACGCTGGAGAGGCTCGCGGCGATTTCAACTACCCGCGTTCTCTCTCCGATGTGAGTGTGGGGTTGTTTTCCGCTTATGTGGATCCTGCGCTTTATGCTTGATCCTTGTGGCGTATGCGGCAGCATACGCCTATTTTTTTGAGAGGCTAAAAAGATGCAGAGAAATTTTAGGGCAACGGCAAAACCGCCCGATCCGAAAGTGGATTTGCTGATTTTCAAGAAAGCGCGGGAAATGATCGCATACGGTAATGACTGTCTGTATAACAAACAATTCCCGCGCAAGTATCGCGTTGGAAACGCGATCGGAGCGCAGATCGAAAGGGCGATGTACGACATTTTGGACGGACTGACAGAGGCGGCAACAAAGGAACATAAGAAAACAGCATTGACGCAGGTAGATCACAAAATACTGTATTTGCGGCAGCTTTTAATAACGGCGGTGGATCCAAAAATGAATACCGCCGCCGTTCTGATACCGCTTGACAGTCAAAGAAAGTGGTGTGAAATGTTGGAAGAAATGGGTAAAATTTTAGGTAGTTGGCTTAAAAAGCTAAATTCATAAAGCAAACTATGGGGAATATGCCGTAACGGTTGCTTATTCGTGGCGGTAATTATGGTAATGGCGGCAACGCAGGAGAGGCTAACGGCAATTTCAACAACCCGCGTTCTATCTCCAATGTGAATGTGGGGCTGTTTTCCGCTTTTCTCATATAGTCAGATTGTGCCGCAACACGCGGGCGGCGCAGCGTACAGAGAGAAGAAAAGGGGCATATTTCCCTGCCTGCAGGAGTGCGGGCAAAACAAAAATTTCCATGAATACGGTTAGTAGCGAAAGCAAAGGGCGTAACGCATGGAGTATTAAGGCAATAAAAGAATGAAAAAATTTAATGTAACCTATGAACAGATTACAAGCTATACAAATATCTATGCAGCTTATTTAGATGCGCGAAAAGGCAAGAGCGAACGAAACGAAATTATGCGCTTTTCCGTAGAACTTGACAGCAATTTAAACAGCTTATACAAGGAACTGGAGGAAGGGCGTTATAAGGTAGGAGGGTACAGAATTATTTATATTTATGTACCAAAGAAACGCCTTATTATGGCGTTGCAGTTTCGGGATCGCGTTCTGCAATGGGCTATTTATAGGGTACTCAATCCACTTTATGAGAAAACCTACATAAAAGACAGTTATGCTTGTATCAAGGACAGAGGCAGAGAAAAGGCGGCGGCAAGGCTGCAATATTGGTTACGGCAGGTAGATAGAAAGCCGGAACAATACTATTACTTGAAACTTGACATATCGAAATTCTTTTACCGAGTGGATCACGAAATACTGTTAGAGATTTTGAAACGCCGGATCAAGGATCCGAGGCTGATAAACTTATTCAGTATCATTATAAATTCGGAGAAAAGAGCCTTCGGGTTGCCGTTGGGCGTGGATCCTTGTGAGGTAGATCCGCGCGAAATGTTATTTGACAAGGGTATGCCGATCGGCAATCTGACAAGTCAGATGTTTGCAAATATCTACATGAACGAACTGGATCAGTATATCAAGCATGAATTACGCATAAAGCATTTGATCCGGTATGCAGATGATACGGTTATTTTGGTGGAGAGCAAAGAGAAGGCGCATTGGGCGTTAGGGAAAATAGAAACTTTCCTGCTTGAAAAATTGCGGCTAAATCTGAACAGCAAAACCGCCATAAGACCGGTAAGCTGCAATGTTGAATTTGTGGGATATGTGATAAACAAAGACGAAATACGGCTAAGATCCGCGACAGTTAAAAGAATGAGATCCCGCATAAAGTACATTGTGAAAGCATACGAGCGCGGCGAAATGACTTTAAAGGAAGTCAACGCAACCATGCAAAGCTATTTCGGTTTGCTAAAGCATTGCACAAATGCGGGGCTGAAAGAAAACATCATAAACGGTTTTGTGCTGCATTGCACCGATGCGGCGCGGGCTAAAGCACTGGAAAGCCGATAGGCTTTATTTTTTTGCAAAGAAAAGGAGGCAGACAATGAAAGAATTTTTTGCAGCAACAAGGACACCGGACGCGGCAGGTTTGAGCGTATCGGCATTTTTTACGGCGGTAGCGGCGGCATTGGGAAAGATACCGGTTATTTTGATCCTATTCATGGCGGCGGTTGCGATTGACTATCTGACCGGCTGGATCAAGGCAAAGTATTTTTTGCGGGATTGGAACTCTAAAACCGGCTTGCAGGGCATCATCAAGAAAGTTATGTATTTCGTGATGATCGGAACCGCCTTTTTGATCGGGTGGGGCATTAAGGAAATGGGCGCGGGCGCAGGGCTGAATTTGGAATTTGCCCTGCTGATCGGTTGGTATGTTACCGCTGTTATGCTTGTGAATGAACTTACAAGCATTTTAGAAAATCTTTATGTAATCATGCCGGAGAAGGTGCCGGTTTGGTTGATAAAAACATTAAAGATTGCAGATGAAACGATCGAGGGAAAGATCAATGATTTGGTTTGCAAAAATCAGAATTGTGACACCTGCGAATTAAAGGATCGTTGCAATCTGAAAAAAGAGGGAGGCACAGATGAAAATTAACGAGTTGGCAGTAACGGCGGCGAGTATCATTTTTGACAATGAAGGCAGCTATGGCAGCGTGAATAAAAATGACAATGGGGCGGTTTCGGTCGGCAAGCTGCAATGGCATGGCGGCAGAGCCGCCGCCCTGCTGAAAAAGATCATAAACGCGGAGCCGGACGCAGAAAGCATTTTAGGCGGCGCGCTTTATGGGGAAATTACCGGAGGCGCAAATTGGGCGGCGCGTATCGTTACCGCAGCAGAGGCGGCAAAGCTGAAAGCGATTTTAACAACCAAAGCGGGGAAAGCAGCGCAGGACGAGCAGGCGATCGCAGACGTGGAAAGCTACATCAGAAAGGGGCAGAGTTACGGCTTGACCGATGCGGGCGCACTGATCTATTTCGCGGACGGCGTAAACCAGTACGGAACCGCCTCCGCATTATGGAAAACGATCGCGGCAGAGGCGTTAAAGGGCGCGGGCGATGTGCGGGCAATGTATGAGGCAACCATAAAACACACAAATAAATATCTGACACGCCGCAAAAAGGTATATGAAAAGGCTGCGGCGATGCAGGAAAAGGAGGACACCATGACGGAAAAACAGTTAAGGGAAAAGGCAGTAAATACCGCGAAAGCGTGGACGGGCTGCAAGGAGAGCAACGGAACGCATAAAAAGATCATTGACCTTTACAATTCTGTAAAGCCCCTGCCGCGCGGGTATGCGGTAAAGTATAATGATGCGTGGTGCGCGACATTCGTTAGCGCGGTAGGCATCGCGGCGGGGTTATCAAGGATTATCCTGCGTGAATGTGGGTGCGGCGCAATGATCGATCTCTACAAGGCGGCGGGGCGTTGGCAGGAAAACGATGCTTATGTACCGAGTGCGGGCGATGTGGTTTTTTATGACTGGCAGGACACCGGCAGGGGCGACAATACCGGCTATCCGGATCACGTTGGTTTGGTGTGCGGCGTTTCCGGCAGCACTATTAAAGTGATCGAGGGAAATAAAAATGATGCGGTGGAATACCGCGATTTGCCGGTAAACGGCAGGTACATCAGGGGTTACGGATTGCCGGACTATAAGAGCATGGCAACGGAACCGGAGGAACCGGCAGCACCGGCGAAAAAGAGCATTGCAGAAGTGGCGCGGGAAGTAAAAGCCGGTAAATGGGGCAACGGAGCCGACAGAAAGCAGCGGTTAGAGGCGGAAGGCTATAATTATGCCGAAGTGCAGGCGGCGGTTAATGCCCTTATGAACGGATCCGGAGTGGCAACATACACCGTAAAGCGGGGCGATACGTTGAGCGAGATCGCAAGGAAACATAATACAACGGTTGCCGCCCTTGCAAAGCTGAATAACATTAAAAATGTGAATGTTATCAACGTAGGGCAGGTTTTAAAGTTGAGATAAGGAGGCGCACATGGCAGAAAACAAGGCAAGCAAGGCGGCAGGAGAGGCGCAGGAGCCGCCTAAAACGGAAAAGGCATATAAAGTTACCTGCGGCACATTTAAAGCACGAAATGAGGCGTTGCAGAGGGCAGCAGAGGCGAGAAGGGCGGGCGTTCATGTATCGCTGACAATCTGCAAAACGGAGTACAGCCTGCTTTATGCCGGGGGCATGACGAAAGCAGAGGCAGAGGCGGCAAAAAAGGCAATCGAGGCGAAAAAGGTAAAAGCCGAGGTTTCCGAGCAGTAAAGAAAATGTAATTGCAATGTTGGGGTATGGCGCGGGCTATACCCCTTTATTTTTGTGCGCGGAAATATTTTTAAAATATTACGCAATATGTATTGACATATTGCGTAATATGTAATATAATGGATATATCAAATGAAAGAGAGGAAAAACACCATGAAAGAATTGTTAGAGAGATTAAAAGAGGCAGAAAGAAAAGCAGATGCAGCCGATCGGGAATATGAAAACGATCCGGAAAATGAGGAAAAGGAAAAGGCTTTTGATTTGGCATATAGCGAAGAATACAAGGCATTTGAGGAATTGGCAAGGGCGATAGTAAAAGCGACAGCGGGCAAAATCGACACACAGACAGCGGCGGCAATGATAAGAGGCAGGCGGCAGCAGTTGGAAACCATTTTAGGAATGATGTAGGAGGGCGGGAAAATGGCAGAGTATAGCACATTGGTACAAGCAGCAATCAAAGAGGCACAGCAGACAGCAGCAGAGCAAAGGAAGAAAGCCACAGTTTCGGAAATATACGAAGGGCGGCTACTGGAAACGGAATACATAAAGCGCGGCGGCGCGATTTGGCAGCAAATAAGGGTTGACGGAAAAGTAACGAGCGAAAACAGAGTATATAAAGTAAATTCTGATAAACCATATACAAGGGGTTTCGTGCGATATTGGTATTTGGACGATGAGGCAAAAGAGGCGATGCAGGCAGTTTTATAAAATCTGAAAATATTACGCAATATGTATTGACATATTGCGTAATATGCGTTATAATATTCATGTAAACAGTTAAGGGGCGGTACAAAGGAAAGGAAACAAGCCCCATGATAAAGTTAATAGAAGTTTTGGCAGAAGTAGCAATAGTAACGGTCATTATCTTAGAG